GCCTCTTCAGGCATGTTTAGTTTTGCCTGTTGTTTGTGCTTTCTCATGGCACGGCGTTCCGCTTTTGAACGAATTTCTTCCGCATCTTCTGTTGCTGATTCTCTAAACTCGTTAAATTTCTTCATCTTCTTGCTCAGCCTCTTCGGGCTCCTCCGATTCTGTTTCCGGTAATTCACCATCCATCTCCTGAGGGGTATCATCCTGTACTTCTTGTTCGTCTTCTACTTCTGCATCTACTGCACTATTGTAAATAGATGCCGCAATCTCTGCCTTTCTATCTGCAACAAGATTGTCTGCTCTTACATTCATGATGCTATTAAAAGTATTCTGTGCATCAGACAAATCTCCATTAGCCCATTTGTCCATCATGTCTCTGATGGCATCTTGTCTAGCATCTTCTGGACTAATTTCTATTTCTGTTTCAACTTCGCTCATAAATTATCACCTTCTGGTTGAGGCTCTACAGCCTGTGCTTCATTATTTATCTCTGAATCTATATTCTGTATTTCTTCATCTGTTAGCATGAGAATGTTCTTTTGTACATACTCTTTACTGAAGAATTGTCCAACAAATCCAGCGACTCCATTTAATACTTCAATTCTGCTTCTTAGAATCTCTTGATTCTTAGACTCAGTGTAGTAAGCATCAGATGCAAACTTATATTTTAAGTCTTGCTTAATATCTTGCCAATCATCGTCAGTTATAATACCCTTTAAAACTAACTGTGTTCTGAGCAAATCATCAAACAGACCACTAAATCTTCTACGCAATTTCGCAACAAATTTTGTAAACTTCAATTCGTCACGATTAATTTCAGCAGACCTACCAAAGTTTAGACCCGCTTGCTGTTCCAATCTAGAAACAGGAACATTCAGAGATTGATATAGTTTTCTCTGAAAATATTCAATGTCGCCTGTTTCACCTAAATTCTGTCCTCCTGGCAATGTTTGAATCTCTGTTCCTCTGCCACCCTCTCTTCTTGGTAGCCAAAAGTCTTCAAGCATTGACATAAACTTTTTATCATCACGAATCTCTCCTGTACCGGCATCGTAAACAAGTTTGTTACGATAACGATCCATGATGTCTTTTAGATACTGTTCTGCTTTTAGTCTAGGCAGGTTGCCAGTATCAACATAAAAAATTCTTCTTTCAGGAGCCCGTGTAATACGATAGATTACAGCGGCATTCTCCATCATTCTTAGTTGATTCGCTGGGCGAATCGCTTTATGTAAGAATGACAAAGGAATATTTTTATCTTGATCCACTAGTCCTGAAGGGCAATATGCAATCGCATCTTTTGTAATCTTCAATGCTTTACTATCAATAGCAGTTGAAGGATTAATCTGTCCAGGCTTAGTAGCAATTCCTTTATCATCATAGATAAAGTATTCTTTTATCTCCTTAATAAACTGTACACCAGTTTTAGGATCTTTCTCTTTTTTTACTTCCCTAACAAGCCTAATTTTTCTAGGGTCGATATATCTAATATCAGTTATACCCTGCTTAGGTTTTGCAGAGTCAATTACTTTATGAAAGTATATTCTTCCGTCAATATACCATCTTCTAAAATAATCTTGTGCCCTATTATTGAAATCAAACAATCTAAGCACTTCATCAAACTCATTATGAATTGCTTTTTTTACCGCCGCGGAAACTTGAACACTGTCTGTATTCAACTGTATCGGCTTTTCATCATCTAAATTAGATATGGTATCGTTTACAATGTCTTCAATAGCGGCATCAACATCAGCCATCATTGAGATATCACGATACCGTTTGATTAGTTGTTCTTCGGTGTTAGCAACACCCTCAACATCAAAATAGGTGCCATAATAACCACCCGCTCGGATAGCATCAATAGCACCATCTTCGGAAGGAGCGACAAACGACTTTTCAGTCGCCTGCCGCTTTTTCCTGTTCACTTCAAATCCAAAAATTTCCATTATATTTTTCTCCCACACACCTATAATTAGCTATTAGCTATTAGCTAACATCATAGTGTGAATATTGGAATGTCACTGTAAATTCTTCAAAAATATCGTTCTGTGCGTACTGCAATGCAATCTCAGACATATTGATCGGGAAGGCATTTTTCAGAGTGTATGTACCACCAGGCAGAGGTCTGTCGTTTCTGTCAAGGTGTTTAACAATCAGATCCTCTTGATAATCACTAGGTATAAGAGCAGAACCAGTATTTCCTTCGCGGTTGTTCATACCGTTCATCCACTCTTCAAACGGTGCACGGAGAGAGAATTCAGTATCGTTTACAACAGTAATTGTCCACGGATCAAAAATTCTTTCGCCAGCAAGTTTGACTTCACGGCCTCTATACTGGATGATTGCAGGGTTTACATTAGAAGCGGGCAGTGCGGCACCTGTTACCAAAACACTATAAGAGTTGTCAACTGCTCCAACATATGTTGGAAAAGTCAGCTCCACTAAGAATTGGTTTGGTCTCGCCCCACCTGCGCCTAATCTACTTTTAAAATCTTCAATATTCATTTAGTTTTTCTCCTTATTGAATTATTTATATTAGGCGCCAAGTTCTTCAAAACTGATACCTGTTCGTGTAGCAACAAATGTCAGAGTGATGAAGTTGATAGATTTTGCAGGCTTCAGATAAATGTCTGCTCTAAATTGATTCTGATCGATAACTTCAGGTGTGTTGTTTGTTTCGTCACACACAACTCTAAAGTCATAGACACCTCTTCTTCCCTGAACATCTCTCAAGAAAGGAGAAACTGAAGAACGGAACTGCGCCCTAGTAAACGAATCGTTAAATTCAAACAACTGGAACTTAGCCGCTGTAGCGATAGCCTTTTCAACAGTAATGAACAGTCTGCGAACATTGATTCTGTTGAATGCACTTGCTTTTGCAAGCATGGTCTTATCGCCAAACAAGACAATACCGTTACCAGGGAAACCAACGATTGGGTTGATACCTGCTTTGTAAAGTGTATCTCTGTCTGCTTTGTTCGGGCTGTATGCGAGTTTAGCCGCATTCTTGATTACGCCTCTAGCGTAACCTGCAGGAGAGAACCAGGGGTCAGCACTTAAGTCTGCTACTACACAACATCCAGCAACATCGCCGTTGCAAGGAATCCAACGATACTTATCGTTGTACTTGTCATACATGTACTTCCAACCACTATCCATTACAGCGTAAGAAGAGCGAGTATAACTAGCCAACTCGGCAACTGCTGCCGTTGCTTCAGAACCAGAATTATTAACTACAGATGCTTTCTGTGGAGAAATAAACACCATGCAATCTTTTCTAACTTCTGCAATATTGTCGATGATGTAATCACCAACAGTAGTACTGTGACCGCCTGCCATGAGTAGATTGACATCTACCAACTCATCGTTTGCAAACAAGTCATAACCGCTTTGCAAATCGCTGTCTGCAGGAGAGTCATCAACACCACCACTCAGAGACACATCCAGGTCTCCATCGCCTTCAACAAGACAGATGTAGTCTACTGCACCAGTAGAAACATTACCCCAGTTAGTAGCATTAGAGGGGTGATCCATCCAACGAATCCACTTGGAGCGTGTGTTAATTACCTCTTTATAATAGTTAGACTGATTAGTGTCGTCTTTAGCATCAGATGCCTTAGACACGCCTGCAAATTTTTCTAGAACAGTTCCTGCTTGTCCTGTGATAGCACCATCTTCGTCAATAACAATGATGTGCATCTCATCGAGATCCGAACCATTGTTACTAGCAAAAGTAGTTGTTATTGGAGTATAATCAAATTGACCTGCATATTCCCAACCAGTTGTAAGTGTTCCTGTAGCAGTTGCGCCAGAACCGTCTCCACCACTGATTGTGATAGTTGGTGCGCTAGTATAGCCTATACCACCAAAAGTAACATTAATAGCAGACACCGCATCGCCAGTAAGTACTGCTGTAGCAAGTGCTGTTACACCGCCGGCAATATCTGGTTCACTGACAGTCACAGTAGGTGCAGATGTATATCCACTGCCGCCCGCTGTTACTGAGATAGAAGCAATTGAAGTAGTGCCATAAGAAGTCATGTCTGCCATAGAAACTTTAATAGAGTTTCCTAGAGCACCTGCAAATCTTCCAGCCCAAACACCAACAGAACCTTCTCCGTTAATGTAGGATGCTTCGTATTCATCATCGTTGCGAATTAAAAGTCCAGTGCCGTCTGCGGTTGCGTTTACACCCGTTCCGACTTCTCGGACTACTTTAAGAGCCGAACCGTATGCCAAGAAACTGGATGCGGTCATAAAGTCTTGTGCTGTTGTATCGTTGGGTTTGCCAAATCGTGCTACTAGCTGATTTTCGTTTTCAACTGTAACAATCTCTCTAGCAGGACCCCAATTAAAATCTCCAACAAAGCCACCGATAGTTGTAGCAACTGCGGGGACTACATTAGAGGCATCTTGTTCCTGTACGAGAACGCCAGGGGAAAGCTGAAAAGCCATATTATTCTCCTCGAATTAAGTTAGCGTTGTTTCTTATAGTGTATCACTGTGTTTATTTATAAATCTCTTGTTTTAGACTCATTAAATAACCAAACATCACCACCCATGACTTCCATTTCTTGCTCCTGACCATCTTCAATATATCCAAATGGAGTCAAATCATTCTCAATTGCTCTCATTTCTGAGTTATAAATCCCCTCTCTTACATTAACATTTGTCAAATCTGAGAAGAATGTATTGGATGTTACCCATCCAAACAATACTAGACACATGACTAGGTCATCATGGTAACCTTCATCTGCCTGATAAGTACCCCCTCTTTCTATGAAAGTTGAGAGTTCTTGTATAATATCTTGGTCAAATATTAAGAGTTTACTTTCTTCCATCAAACTCTTAAAACTAAAACATCCCTGTCGCTTTACTGCTTTTGATGTTGTCACGCCTAAACGAGCAGTTTTACCAAAACCGGGAGTTATATATTGTCTTCCGTTTTCAGTGACCGTTGTAAAAATATTTTCATATTCATTTTCTTGGTGCAAGATATCTAGTACTTGTTGTCCTATATCATTCGCTTCTACCAGAACAAATGCATTATTATAATCCGTTGCTACTTTTGAAATGATATTAGGATATAAAAGAGGAGAGATTTTGTTATGCTTATACTTAGCAACTAATCTGTAAGGCATTTCAGTAACATCTATTACTGTAAATGCTGAAAAATCTCCTCCTATACCTCTAGAAACATCTGCTGTTAGAACATAATATTTATCTTTTTGAGGTTCTTCATACACATCTAAACCATCTTTCTCATATATTGTTGGCTTAGAGCTAAGTGTTGCAAGCGTTTTTCCATTGATAAGTGTATTAGACGACCCAAGAAATTCACACAGAACCTCTTGATTATACTTCAGTTCTCCAAGAAGTTGTAATTGTTGTTCTGCCCACGCCTCATCTCTACCTGGGATTTCACTGTAATGAATAAACATATTTTTGAATCCATTACGACCTTCTTCAGCGTCATTCCAAAACTTCCAGAAGTGATTGTATCCTAGTGGAGTAGAAGTTAGCAGAATCTTTGTTGTCTCACCAGCAGAAATAGTAGGATACACAGAAGTGAAAAATTGATCTGCAACATTATTAGGAATGATCGCCGCTTCGTCAATGTATAGCCAGTTTACAGACTTACCACGAATACCAGAAGAAGTTGTCGCCGCAGTAAATACTCTCGAACCATTCTCTAAATCAACATCACCCTTGTTCCAAGTCTTCACACCCTGTTGCATCCAGATAGGAAGATTCTCATACATAATCTGATAACGAGCCAAAACTTCTCTTGCCGCATTGCTTTTGTTAGCCATAATAGCAACTGTTTTACTATCTTGAAAAATAGTATAATGTAAAATACATGCGGCAGATGTAACTGTTTTTCCTTGCTGTCTTCCTTCCATAAGAATACAGCGGCGATTATTCATAATGAAATCGACTTTTTCTTTCTGACATTCGTATAGTTTGAAGGGTTGCAGACCACTATCAAGTGTAACTATTTTACAATAGTTTTCTATGAAGTATATCGGATCATCCATACACTTCTTATATTCAGAAACCTGTTCTTTAGTCCAGTCATGTTTATGACCAATCGACTTTAGATTTGGATTTCCGTGATAAGAAGTGGCTTCGTTATTTTCCAGATTCAGGCTCATGCTCAATCACTTTGTCTTCTTCTGCTTGTATAGCCTTAAGTAGGTCAGAAGTGCTACCATTAAAAAGTATGTTGGTTTGATTTTCTATACGCTGAGTTTGTTTGTTAGGATCGGCAGTATCAATCTTTTGCTTTTTCTCTTGTACATCCATAACATCTTTTGCTTGGTCAGACATTAATTTGATAGCCTGTACTGCAACTTCAAATGCTCTAGGGTTGTCACTGTTCTGTGCTACTTCCAAAATACTTTGTACAGCCGATTCACTGTATGCCATTGCTCTTTTGAGTGTGGCTCTAGCATCTTGAAAATCGTCTTCTAATTGTTCGCCTCTTGCAACATCTGTAATGACAGGTTTTTTTATTTCTTCGGTTTTAGTCATTGTTCCAAATGTTTTGTCAAGTGCATCAAATACTTTATTATTCATAGGTTTGGTCAAACTCCTCAACAAATCTATACACATCATCTATAGTTTGAATACCATCATCGGGAGGGTCTATAGTCACAGTTGGCGCAGAAGTATAACCGGAACCAGCATCATCAATAACAATTCTGCTTATCTTATCACCATCCATAATAGCGTGAGCCCTTGCATTTCCTTCTAAAGTAACAGTAGGCTCTCTTGTATATTTAGTACCCTCATAAGTTAGTGTTATTGCATCTACGGAGCCGCCAGCAATAGTTGCAACTGCTGTTGCTGTTGCCTCTTCAATCGAGAATGTCTGTCTACTATACGCACCAACCAATTCTGGATTCTGATATACAGTTGCTATTGCTTCTCTTATAATTCCTTGATTTGCAACATAACCATAGAAATTTAATTTCATTGAGAAATTTAATGTCCAAACTATGCTTTGTCTGTCTGCAAATGTACCAGCAGTATTGTCTTCATATCCTATACCATCTAATACGATTTTAATATCTCTCTTGATACCCATTTCAGGCAAATCATTTAGAGTGACATTGAAATCAGGATTGAAGTATGGAAGAATCTGTTCTAATATTTGTAAACCATCTTCTTGATTCTTTGCAAAAATATAAAGAGACAAATTCATATCATAGGGTGTAGATACAAATTGGGTCTTTACTTTGAGAGCATCCGAGCTATCTGTTTTTCTATGTTTCTGAATAGGAGAAATTTTTCTTGTAGCATCATAATTCAATCCTAGAATTTCAAATCCCATTCTAGGAAGAATGATTGCAACATCACCACGAGATTCTACCGTTGGCTGATTCTCAATTCTAGTTAAGAATTTTTGTTTTGTAGAATATGCAAGAGGTACACGAAGGCTCTGTACTTCAACATCACTGGAGTTTTTTCTCACTATGTTGATGTTATTAAATATGGTTCCAAAAGCAATGATTGCTTTTCGCACATGTTCGTGATAAAACTGTTGACCTTTAAACATCTAATTCACCAAATGGATTAACTTCAGAGAAATCTAAAATATCGCTTGCTGTTTCT